CTTTTGCTCAAACTGCAGGGCGTGCTCGAACTGATCCTGCGTCCAGAAATTCATTTCCGATGCGCGGCTCTCCCCGATGCTCCCGGCTACATAACAGGGATTTATCCTTAGACGATAGTATTTTACTGCATAATTAAATATAGACGAGAGCTGCGAATTGATTGAATGCAGATATGTTTCGGCATAGGGCTTGCCGTCTTCGTCTCTGTAATCTATGAGTGAATTTTGCCAGCGCCGGACCAGATCTGCATCTATGTCGCATATCTGCATAGCTCCAAAGAAAGGAATCAGCTTTGACTCTATGATGTATCTCTTGCTTTTGAGAGTAGTAAGTTTCAAACGGCTATCCATATCCTCGAGATAGTTTTTTGCAAGAGAAGAGAACAGTATTGTGGGCTCCTTGGAAAATCGGTCCAAAAAGCTCTGTTCGTATTCTCTGGCGGCGCCTTTGGTGTCGAAGCCCCTTTTGCACTTATGTTTTTTCTCACCGAGCCAGTCGGTGTAGTAAAAATTTGCATACCAATGCGTCTTCCCGTCCGCTGTCTGATATTTGTATGCGGGCATAATTAATCTCCTTGTCGCATAAGATTTGACAAATGGGACCCTACCGGATATAATGTACTTAACAAGGGAACCGTTGGCCAGTGTACGCCTGGCCGCCGGGAAAATAAGTTCTATAAAGAAATAGCGCCTTACTTTACCAGAGCAGGGGCGCTATTTTTTGTGCTTCATTATCGTTACGACAAGGGTAATTACAGCACAAAGCATGATGACAAAAGTAAACAAGTCACTGTATGTAACCATAAGCACCAGCCTCCTTCCTTTCGTCCGGCGGCTGCATAGCACCTCCACGGTTCCCCGGTTAAGTACATTATATCGATGAGCTTATTTGTCTTTTAAATTTTCTAAAGCGCCCATGAACAGCCGCTTTCCTCTTTTCGACATCCCTCTATAATAACGTATGATATCCTCCTCTTCTTCGGAGGATATGATTTCTGAATATGGTACGGAGCCGATCAGGAAATCCATCGATGTATTTAAAGCCTTTGCGATCTTGGCCAATATATCGATATTCGGAGTGACGGATCCGGCCAGAATTCCAGATAGTTCTTCCTGTGGGATGTCTGCGGTTTCGGAAAGTTGTTCGTGCGATAAGCCACCCTGCGCCAAAAGCTCGGAGATTCTGGTGCCGATGTAAGGCTTCATCGTCTCCGGATCCAGAGCTATCCATTGCGATTTAGATTTTCCCAGTAAGTAATCTGAAGGAACATGGAAAAATTCTGCTATCTTATTTAAAACCTGGGCTGACGGGTTCGTGTAACCTCTTTCTATATTAGATATTACCTGGCCAGAACATCCGGCGTATTCACCGAGCTGCAACTGAGTGACGCCGATATCTGAACGAAGGCTTTTTATTTTTTCTCCAATATTACTCATACAATACACCCGGATCTTAGTCCACGCCTAGAATCTCTTTTGATTCTTCTGCGATCTGCTCCGGGGTTTTAGTAGCTTTTGATATCAATTCCCCGGTTTTGTAATCATATATGTCATAAGCGTCCTTTAAGTCTCCCTGCACATAATAATATTGTCCAGAGTCATAATCTGCTACAGAGATGATTTCCCACTTGGGGCTGCTTACAATTCCTAAATAATTATAGGAAACAAAAAGCTGACGATCATCATCTACTGTGCAAAGTGCGTCGATGGAATACACTCCAGAATTTTCTTTGTAGTTCCCGACAATGGCTTCGCTTATATCTGATACGCCAATACTTATCATGATTTCCTTGAAATCGGTATCAGCTATACTTGTGAAGCCGTCAATATCCGGGAATGACTGCAGTTCTTCGTCTGTGTTCTGTTTAAAATCAAAAGCCGGACCAGTCGTTTCCGCTACATTTTCAGCGCTCTTTTGTGAAGTATCAGATTCGGCGCTTGGGTTGGGAGTCGTGGCCTTAGTAAAATCCATTATGGCACTGATCAGCACGAGGACAGCAATCACTCCGCATATGCTGGCAATGATAATCAGCCACACAGACTTTTTCTTTTTAATTTGAAAACCGCAGTTTGGACAAACTCTAGCGGAATCGGAAATTTCTTTTCCGCACCCCGGGCATTTTATCATACTCATAATAATCTCATTCCTTTCTACCCCTTCGGTACCACTCGAAGGGGATTATTTTGCTTCTTTTAAATCCTCGGATACATTCTCTTGACGCATTCGCTTAATTCTCCTTTGAATTCCAACTGGGCTTCCATAGGCAGAGCATGAATTAGAGATAACCATTCCTTGTCCTCGAAAGAGATTGGGGAATTATCGATCCCGGTCAAAAGAAATTCACATGTTGTATTTAGCGTATATGCTATTTTTAATAGCTTATCTGCCGACGGTGGACTGTTATCCCACCGCCGGATAGTTCCATTTCCCAAGCCGGCAGATTGCTCCAAAGCCTTAATATTCAGCCCGTTCTGCTTTGCCAGCGTTTTTATTCGTTCAAGAAGAGACATTTTTACCTCCAAATAGCAAAAATGCTAACAAAACTGTTGACAATTAGCAAATATGCTATTATTATTAAAACTGTAATAACCAAATGTTTAAAACACTTTTTAAAAAAAGAGTGATGGCATCACTCAAGGTGTAATGCAAAATGAATAGTTACTGATCGGCTTCAGCCAGAAGAGCCTTGTTATTTTCTTCGATCATAACAGAAACGGCCCTGATGACAGCTTCAGCAGAAGCTTGAAAAATCGAAGCAGTATTTAACGGAACACCGCTTGCTTCAATATCGGTCAAGATTTCACGGTTGGCATCTGTAAACTCTGATAATCCGATACGCCGCAACTGTTCCGACCACGATGAGGTCTGATTATTCATAGCAGCTACTCCTTTCTGTGCTTATTAACGTATACCGTTATTCTAAAGCATGATTAAACAAATGTAAACAACAAATGTTTACAAGGACAACGGGAGGTGAAATTGTGAAACGAACTTTGCCGACATGGTGTAAAGAGGTCAAAAAGTCAATGATTGATGATGATCTGAACGTTACTGAACTTGCGGAGCGCGTAGGTCTAAGCAGAAATTACGTTTCCGGAGTGGTAAATGGGCGTGTATACGCGCCAGAGATTGCAAAGATAATCAGCAAAGATCGTAACATTACGGTGCCTTACACGGAAAACATCGTTTGATTATATTTTAGCTGATGAAGGAGGATAGATAAATGGGAAAACATGTTACGAAAGCCGCAGGGAATGTCTTCGCAGAAGCACGTTATCAGGCTGCGACGTTCAATGACCGCCTTTTTAGTAGAGAGGGAGCGTCAGAAGAACTCGGAATTGACCGGAGCAGGTTGGCCAGGATAGAGCTTGGCAGTAAAAATCCGTTTCCGGACGAGGTGCTTATGATGGCGGATATCTACAGCGCCCCAGAGCTGAAAAATTATTACTGCAAGCATATGTGCCCGCTTGGGAAAGACTTTCCGGAAGTGAAATCAGAGGGATTGGACAGGATCAGCATAAAGGCTTTGTCATCTTTCCGTAAAATATCAGCGGCAAAAGAGCTGCTTCTGGATATTACCGAAGATGGAATTATCACAGAGGATGAAAAGAAGGACCTGAACGAGGTTATCAGTACACTCGACGAGGTAAGCAGGATAGCACAAAGCTTGAAAATTTGGGCTGAGAAAAATCTGGAATGAAGGAGGTATCGGCATGCCAAGCGCAGTTTTAAAGGAAATTAAGGTAGAAGACAGGTCTTATTACATGGCAAGCGACATCATGGAACTGCTCGGCATAAGCAAGTCTAAAGCGTATGACATGATGCGCACAATGAGGAAGGAATGCATTGATGCCGGAAAGCTTACAAAAGCGTATCCGATCGGCCGTATTCCTAAGAAGTATTTTGATGAATATTGCATGATCAACTAGAGGGAGGTGAGAAAAGACATGTATGGATACATTTGCCCTGACTGCGGTTGCCACCTTGATCCGGGAGAAAAATGCGACTGCAGGGATGAAAGAGAACGAGAGAGAGAAAAAGTGACAAAAATCTCGAAGTTCCTGAAAGTGGAAACGAATGGTCAGATGAAGATTAAGTTTGAGGAGGTCGTATGAAATATTTGAGGCTTTATGATCTGAGGAGCGAAACGGTGACGGTCATACCGTATTCAAGAAACCCTGTGACTCCTGATCCGGCGCCACAGGTTGTCAGAGCAAAGAAAAGGAAGATAAGCAGACGCATAATCCGGTGGGCAAAACATGCGGCTTTTACGGTAGCTGAAGTTACAGTATCACTTGCATCAGGGCTCGTGTTTCTCCACTTTGTCTCTGAAAAACTGCGGGAAATCAGAGGGTATGATGCTGTTGGAAGTGAATACTTTGCGGCGGCTTTCGTTGCAATGTTTGTATTTTTTATCTTTGAGGAAGTGAGGGAATGGTTATGGACAAGAAGATGATCGAGGAGGTGATCGGACTGGAAATCCCGCTGGAGATTTATGAAAAATCGGTTGAAGCTGCAAACAGAAAGCTTCAATCCATAATCCAGCATTTTGGCGATTGCAACGGCGTTAGACGGACACCGGGCTATCTGGCTGAATTAGTGATTGAAGCTGTCAAGTCAGAACTTTTAACAGAATATACGCTGACGTTAGCTCTCGCCGATCGTGAGCATACGTTTTATTAAAAGCAACTCTATTTTAGCATGAGAAAGAGAGGAAAGCAATATGAAAGATGTTATGGCATCATTGCCGGAAGTAATAAAAGAATACAAGGGAT